TTACGAAATTAATCCGGATATACCCAATATGAGAGTAAGTGATAGAAGTTTATACTTGCTACAGAAATGGGGTATAGGAATGAGTCACAATGAATTTTTAACTATACAAATTCATGATGGACCATTTGAGGACGAGAACAATTACTATTTCAAAGTTTGGGATAAAGATCGAGTGATAAAAAATAATATGCCATTGGTTTTACATCAAGCGGATTATATGGCATATCGTATAGAACATGAACAATGGAGAAAGTCTATGAGTAAGAACAAGTATAATCCAGGAAAAAAACAAAAGGCTGAAAAACCTAAGGATGCAGATAGAAAGTTTGATGAATTGTTTGATAAAATGGGAGATTAGTTATGAACGATTACAAAGTGGCTGATATGTCGTTAGCCGATTTTGGTAGAAAAGAAATAACCATAGCAGAAAAAGAAATGCCTGGTTTAATGTCTATCAGAGAAAAATATGGTAATGAAAAACCTTTACAGGGTGCCAAAATAATGGGGTCATTACACATGACCATACAGACAGCAGTACTTATAGAAACTCTTGTAGATTTGGGTGCTGATGTACGTTGGTGTAGTTGTAATATATTTTCAACACAAGATCATGCAGCTGCTGCAATTGCCGAAAGTGGTGTTCCTGTATTTGCCTGGAAAGGTGAAACATTGGAAGAGTATTGGTGGTGTACAGAAAAGGCTTTAAATTTTGGTGATGGTGTCGGACCTAATATTATTGTTGATGATGGTGGAGATGCTACATTAATGATACATAAAGGTTATGAAGCAGAAAAAGATCCAGCTATACTAAATGAAAAATGTAATACTGAGGATGAGATTGAACTAAATAAAATCTTAACGGGTATTATTAAAACCAACCAATCAAGGTGGCAAAATGTTGTTTCCAACTTAAAAGGAGTTTCTGAAGAAACTACAACTGGAGTACACAGATTGTACCAAATGATGAATGATAACACACTTTTAATTCCTGCTATAAACGTTAACGATTCTGTTACCAAATCAAAGTTCGATAATCTATATGGTTGTCGTGAATCTTTGGCAGATGGTATTAAAAGAGCAACTGACGTTATGATTGCTGGTAAAGTGGTAGTCGTAGCCGGATACGGTGATGTTGGTAAAGGTTGTTCACACTCAATGAGAAGTTATGGTGCTAGAGTTATCGTAACGGAAATAGATCCTATCTGTGCCCTACAAGCAGCCATGGAAGGATTTGAAGTAAAGACGATGGAAGAAACATTATCTGAAGGTAATATCTATGTAACTACAACAGGAAACAAAGATGTTATAACAGCAAGTCATATGTCACAAATGAAAGATCAATCTATTGTTTGTAATATTGGACACTTCGATAATGAAATACAAGTGGCTGAACTAGAAAACTGGAACGACGTTGAAAAGGTTAACATTAAACCACAGGTTGATAAATACACATACGAAGATGGACATAGTATTTTCTTATTAGCAGAAGGTAGGTTAGTTAACCTTGGTTGTGCTACAGGTCATCCATCATTTGTTATGAGTAATTCTTTCACCAATCAAACGTTAGCACAACTTGATTTATGGGAAAATGAATACGATATTGGTGTCTATACATTATCGAAAAAATTGGATGAGGAAGTTGCTAGATTACATTTAGAACAATTAGGTGTTAAGTTGACAACCCTTACTGATGAACAATCAGAATACTTAAATGTATCAAAGAGTGGACCATTCAAACCTGAACATTATAGATATTAAATGGAGAATAGCAGATGTTAATATGGGCAATTATAGCAACTCTTTTAGTTGTGGTTTGTATTTTTGTTATCGTCAATCTACTTCGTAAATATGAAAAATTAGAGGACGAATATGAAGTGTATGGAACTAGAAATGAACAAAGGACTAAAGAGTTAGCTGACAGAGTAGTTTTTATTGATAATGAAATAAGGGATATTGATCAA